TACATGGAAAACCCCAAGTTTAGAAATGTAATGACTAATCATTCAAATGTTCAAGTTGGAGAAGTAGTAAAATCATACCGAGACAAAAACGGAAAGTTGTGGAAAACTGAAGTTGATGATGTTGGATTCTTTGTGGTAATCAAATTAAGAGATGATATTGAAAAAGCAAAGGAAATTAATAGAGGAATTAGAAAAGGTTCGCTTAGGTCATTTAGTATTGGAGGACAGGCTTTACAAAAAACAAAGAAGACTAATCCAGAATTAGGTGAATTTAACGAAATTAGCAAACTTGAATTACATGAAGTTACTATCTGTGAAAAAGGAATTAACCCCGAAGCAAAGTTTGATATTCTTAAACAAGAAAAAAAGGTGAAAAACATGAGCAAAATTGAAAAGGCTTTAGAAGAACTGGACGCACTTATGGCAGAGGTTAATACTCTGCGTAAGGAAGAAATGGACGAAAAGATGGAAGATGAGGATGAAAAGATGATGTCTGAAAAACTCATGGATGAGAAAATGGAGGACGAAGATGAAAAGATGATGTCCGAAAAACTCATGGATGAGGATGAAAAGATGTATCGTGATGAAGAGGCAAAAGCCCTTCTTTCTACCCTTGATGGTGCTGGCGTTGAAATCGGTGAACCTGCCGACAGAATCGTTATTGACAACGGCAAGCCAAGAGCCAGCGACCTTCCTGTTGTTAAGGCATTTAACAACGATGAGTTAGAAACGCTTGATTTGAGCGTTGCTAACATTGAGAAGGCTTACGATGCTTTCCGTCAAGAACAATTGGAGAAGTTGGCTTATGACAACCTTCAAAAGCAGTTTGAGGCTCGCTTTAAGGCTGAAACTTCCCAAAGAGAGAACATCCTCGCAAAGTCGCAATATGATGCGGCTTCCGAAATTGCTTCTCTTAAGAATGAATTTGCTTCTCTTCGCAAGTCCTTGACGGCTGAGAAGAACCAAATTATTAAGGCTCAAGAAGAAGCCCAAATCAAACTCCCAACTATGGATGAATTGGCCGAGATGGATTGGTCGGAGATTCATAAAATGGCTGGAGGATTTAACTGAGGTGATTTACCATGACAGGATATATTAACACAATTGCAGACTTAGAAAGACAAACTTACGGATTGACTGGTCATACTGGCCTTAACAACCAATTGCTTAAGCAAGCGGGCGGTGTTGCTGGTATTCATGCTGGACATGATGTTGCAGGAACCGCCGCAAATGGCTTTAGTGCTATTTCCGACACTACTGCTCTTTATAACAAAATTTACGGCCAAAAGGTCTGGTCTATGTTGAACCGTGAATGCAACGCACTTTCGGTTATTTCAAAGCGACCTTACACTTCAAGTGGTTGGAGAGTCCTAAAGGAGCGACCTGCTGGTGGTAGCGGTAATTTCCTTGATTTGACTGGCGTTAATATCGCTGGTAGTGCGGCTAACATTGGTGCGGCGGCTTTGCGTCCTGACCTTATCGGTGGTGTTCCCGAAAATGCGGCTTTAGACACCCATCAAGACGGTTTGGCTTCAATTGCTCCAACTTACACTCAACTCTTTACGAGTCCCAAGATTATTGCTCATCAATTTGAGTTCTCGGAACTTGCTATGGAAATGGCGGCTATTGATGATGGCATCGGTGATATTCGTGCTCAATTGAGAGAAGACATGGGTAAGCATCATTCTGAAGTGCAGAATGCTATGCTTGTTATGCCTCTTGAAAACTACGATTTGAATGCTACCAACCAAATTTCTCTGATTGAGCGCAACTACACTTCTCTTTACAAGATTATTTCTTCTAAGGCAGAATTGGATGCTATGGCTTCTGGAACCGTTTTGATTTCTTCGGCAACTACTGATGAAATTAGCCATCTTTACGGAACAAACCGTGATTCGGCTTCTTTCCTTGATTCTGCTGTTTCTTTCGGCTCTGGCTATGCAAGTGGAAATGCTCGTCAATTTACCTTGACTGTGCTTAACTCCATGCTTCGTGATTTGAGAATTGCTGGTGGTTCGCCAAAGGTCATTCTTACTGGATATGATACGCTTCAAACGCTTTCTGACTTGCTTCAGGCTCAAGAGCGATTCATGGACAGAAAGGAAATCGTTCCAACCGTGAACGGTGTTCGTGGTGTTAAGGGTGCAGAAGTCGGTTTCCGTGTTTCTACCTATTACGACATTCCTTTGATTCCTGTTGCCGCTATGCCTTCAACGGGTGCAAATACTTCCTGTATCAGCGATATGTTGCTTCTTGATACTGACCACCTTTGGTTGTCGGTTATGAAGCCAACTCAATACTTTGAGGATGGTATTTCCAATGGAAACCCATTCGGTGTTGGCCGTCTTGGAAACAAGGCTCTTTACCGAACAATTGGTGAAATGGGCTGTTCTTACTTCAAGGGTCAAGGAAAGATTACCAACCTTCTTTGAGGTGATTTAGATGACAAATTCTGTAACTCTGTTAGCAGACCACAAAGGCTATACAAAGCCTAAAGCGGTTGCTGATGAATATGTTTCTCTTG